GATCTTTTGGATTGTAACGATCCTGAAGATGATGACGTACCTGATCTGGGTAGCGGTATTTGGCCGCAGATGCTCTACATGTTGAACCATCATTTTGGGGATTTCCCTGAGTTTATAACTGCTCTGATCTCAGACGCAGTAACAGATCTTTGTCTTGAAGTTGCCCCTCACAAAGGGTCTCTTCAGGACACAGAAAATGAGTTTGCACATACTCATGGGCATTTCAACTCAAACAAACTGTTTGAAGATGCTTTTGAGTTAACGGACTCCATTAACGCTCCCGAAGAGGAGCAGAAAGAGAGTAATAATGCCATTAAATAAGACATTTCCTGAATCAGACGAGTACACGGAACTCGATCACTTATACGAGGTGGAGGCTCTGAAAGACGACCTGCTTCGTGATGAAATGCCAGAACCAGAACCCGAATGGGATGAAAATTGGTTTAGGCAATACAAGGAGGCGATTGAGAGAGACGATTTCAAGGAAGAAAGGAGGAAAATGAATAAAGAAAAAACACACAGTATGAGAGCGAGAGTACCAATTTGGGTAACTCGTCCTCAGAAAGAGTTACTTAATAGGTTTTTTAAAAAGCAAAAACCCAGAGCAGGAAGAGAAGTATGGCGTGATATCGCCAATGCTCTTGTTGTTTCTGGACTAAGAACTTCCGACGACATTAAACAAATGCTCGATCTTTGCGAACAAGGAGACATCAATAAGGATCTTTATTTTACTGATGTTCTTAGAACCGAGTTCAGGAAGGGGGGCTAACGGGTAAGGAGGGGGACTGCGGAACCGTGGGCATAATTTGGAAGCGCATAGTTCGGCTTCCCCCTCCAAACCTTCGTCTATGCCTTGGCAGACAAGAACTTAATCATATTTGATGTAAATTAGTGCCTATTGCAACTAATAGATTAAGCCCGTGCTGTAGTAATAGCGTCTATTAATTCCGCTTTTTTCATTCCCTTGAAATCTATGTCTAGTTCTGATGCGATTTCTTTAAGTTCAGCGACTTTCAATGTCTCTAAATCATCGGTTGCTGTTTCAACTGCGTCTTCTTTATCTACTTCAAAGACTTCAATTTCACCAAAACCGGAAATACCCAAACGATCAGGAGCATCATAGTTTTGCAACCCATCGTTAAGTTTTGCCCAATCAAGATGACCCGGACTTTTAACCTCAGCAAATCCCGGAAATGCGTACCATCCTACGATTCCTTCAAAATTCTTGAGAGTGTCAACACCCATTTTGTCACCGGGTTGACCTTCCCATGTAATAGCAGGAACTCCTTCTATGTCACACAAAGCACGAAGAAGGCGACCTAAGTTCACAGAATGTTCGTCTGAAAGACTTATCACTTCTGATTTGCAAATAGCAACAAAAACACACCTTGAAGTGCGCTGTGGTTGTGTCGGGTCGTAACTTCCTATTACAGAGTATTGAGAATCTGAAAGTTTATAGATGTTGTAACCCACAGGATCGACCACATAGTGAGGACGATGCCCTTTCGGGTCACGGTTGTATCCTGCAATAGCAACTTGAGGATCTTCTAGTTCTGTTGTTTCTAAAACAAGTTTTGCGCCGTTAAAAGGTAGTTCAGCGCCGCGTTTGTATTCGCCTTGCGTGTGGTCTTGTACTTCTAGCATGAAGAATACTTTACATCAATAGATGGCTTAGAAGTCCAATTCCTCATCGAAGGGGTCTCCTTCGGGTGTAGCCGCTGGTGTTTTCATTTGAACAGCAGGACGTTCACTATTGTTTCCATCCTTGTTGCGTTGTACTCGCACCATGCTTTCAATGTCCTCTACAGGAATCAAAACATCTTGTGCAACCACCTGTGTTGAATAACGCTTTTCACCTGTGTCAGTTTCCCAACTGCGTTCTTCCAAGTATCCTTTTACTTCACAACGCATACCTTTTTGAACAATTCCTGCTGTTTGTTCTGCAAGATCGCCCCAAAGTTGAATGTTCACAAAAGAGGTATTTGTCTTTTCCCACTGATCGTTTTGTCGTCTCCACCGTTCTACAGCGAGTCGCAATTTGAGCATTGCGGTACCACTGGAAGCGAACTTAAGTTCTACGTCAATGACGTTGTTACCTTTAACAGTAATATCTGCGGATGAGCGTGCCATATTAATCTCCTAATACATAATCGTTGATTGCTCTGCCATAAAAAGTGTATCGTGGTTATAGAGACAATGCAAGGGAGCGAAAATGCAAAAACCTGATGATTCTCTACTGTTAGTTCATGAACACTTGGTGAGTGTTTACATGGATCTAATTGAATTTGATGATGAAGACGAGGATGAAGTTAGAACTGATTTTGAAGAGTTAACAAGCATTCTAATTGAGGCTCTTCAGTTGCAAATTACATCGTCCGCTAAAACGGAAACAGGTAAAGAATTGACTTGTAAAATAACTATTAATCAGTAGGAGATATGTGTCGTTTAATAAAGGCATTGACCTGAGAAGCAGTAGTAGAAAGTTCTGCATAATCAGGATGCGATTTTAAATAACGCAAAAAGTTGTACCAATCAGATTGCTGTTCGGGATCATTGAATACGAGTGTGTATTGAATAACAGTTTTTGCTCCTGCTGACCCAGTTGTAGTAGCACCTTGTGTCACTAATGATTTCATCGTCTCTTCATCAGCAGTAGCAGGTGGAGCAACTGGAGGCTCTATAACGGGTGGAGTCCAACCATCATTGCTTGTTTCTATCGTCGTTATTTCTGGTACTTCAATAGTTGCTATTTCAAAATCATCCCAACCGAGTTCTTCAAAAAACTGAGGCATGTCTTCGACTACAGACAAAAGCATTTCGTGGAGAAGCCCTGAGTCTTCTGTTCCTAAATCTGAAGTTCGGTTGTCTGCCAATGCGTATGCAATTGCTTTTTCGTGATCAAAGGGAACGTTGAGGACAGCCATATGTGTCCATCCAAGTTTTTTTGCGGCTTCCAACTGGTGATTTCCGGCAATGACTGTTGATGTTCCATCTTCGTCTTCAACTGCAACAATTGGTTTGACTTGTCCAAATTCGTTATAAGACGCAGTGATCGCCTCTATGTTTCCCTTGCGAGGGTTTTTGGGAAGTGTTTTTAAGTCTTCTATTGGAGTGAGAAGATTTTGTAAATCTGGACTTACTTTATGATTCATGTTTGTGCCCTTACGTTAGCGGCAAGAGTCCTAAGAGAATCAAGAGCGGTTCTAATTGAGTTTAGTTTTTCTTTTTTTGCTTTCAATAGGGCATCTGCCATTTTTACGTCATACAGTTCGTCGGCAAGTTTGTAGTCTGCCCACGATTCTCGTTCTTTAATAGACCCTTGAGCGGCAAGGTATTCTTTAGCCCACGATCCTTTATATCGTGCTTCTTTTTTAGATTGATCTATGGCTAATACTTCAAATGCTTCGGTATGGTCTTCTAATTCCTCTGTCAGTCTTAAGATGTTTTCTTCTACATCTACTTGGGTTATTGGTGCCGTCCTCATATAAGCCCTTCCTCTTTGGCTATTACTTTAAGTCTGTCTGCTTCTTCTTCCCAGTCGAACTTGTCAATACAGTTTCGTTTTTCAATAAGTTCGTCAAATTTGTCGTCCCCGATTTTGTCAATAGTAAAGATCCCAAACTCCACAGGATTGTCTGTAAAAAAACGGTGACAAGAAGCACATAAACAAAAAGCATTTTCTAAATCAGTTCTAGTCCATGAATATTTACGACTAATAATGTGTGCACACTGCAAAAAGGATTGTTCACCTGCTCCGCATCTTTCGCAACTACCTTTTGACCTGACAATTTGTGCATGTAGTTTAGTGGCTCTTCCTTTTGCACCTTTGCCGTAAATATTACTCATCTAACACTTTCTAAGATTTTTTCTAATCTTAGTGCACCTTTTTTGACATCTAAGTTTTGGACTGCATTCCAATTTCTTTGTGCTTCTTCAGCACGGACTTCTGGATCGGAAAGTGCTCTAAAAGCCCTTTGCCATTCAATGAATTTTCTTGCTATTCGTCCCACTCCGTATTCTTCTCTAAAGCGAAAATACTCAGGGGCTTTGGAAGTTACAAAGGGAATACCAGCAGCAGCGTATTCGAGAGGTTTTATCCACGATTTAGCGTGATTAAAAGGAATGTCATTTAATGGACAGACACCTATGTCGAATGGAAGCATTCGAGGAAGTTTTGTAGGTGAAACCATTGGGTAAAGACTTACTCGTTGTTGTGTCACTCCGGTTTCTTCCCAGAATGTGGGATGACCTCCGTAGTATCCCGTATGGTGGAAAGAAAATTGTTCTTCAGGCAGTTGAGGAAAAATCCCTTTTAATTCGTTTAAATCGTCGCTTCTGTGTCCAGTAGAACCGTGCCAACCGATGATTGTTTTGCCTTCTTGATGTTTCCGTGGAGTGAACCTATCGAAATCAACATGGTTTTCTAAAATCACTACGTTCTTGGCACCAAGTTTGGTTTTTGCTTTTTCTTCCAGAAAGGGAGTTGAAACTACAACAAGGTCAGAATTGGCGATGGCGTTTCGGTAGTGAACAATGTTTTGGTCTTTGTTGAGTCTTGGGTCAACTTTAGATTTGGCAAAGTGGGTTGTGTGAAGCCCCCAGTACCAATCGTCTAAATCATTAATAATTGTTTGACCATTTTTCCTAGCAATTTTTATATTTTCACCTATTGAGTCAAACATCCATCGTTGCATGTAGATAATTTCACAATCAAAGTGATGCTCTTCTTCCCAGTCTGTAACTCCAAATATTCCTAAACTGTTATTGAATACCAATGTTCCAATAACGTTATTGAGATCAGGGAGATATTTACGATATTGCCCTATGCGAATCCATCCCGAACCTCCCATAGTGGGAGTTCCATCTTCTTCTATAACGCTTTGAGACCAATCCGCTGTAGCGAAACCGACTTTGTAATTACATCCCATTTAACAGATATTAGTCAATCCACTTGCTGACTTTGTGATCCATGTCAATGAATCCCCATTCACCAGAAGTGCATGACCATAAAGCCTTATCTATGGGTGTTGCTTCAAATTGATTTTCGGACATAAGACGCTTGTGTTCTTCAATCGCTTTTTTAAGAAATTGTGCTAAAGAAAGTTCTTTTTCTGTGTCGCCTGCTTCACCTAAAGCAATTAATTTTTCAACTTCAGAGATCTTTTGCATTACATAAAAACGAAACCGACTTATTTTTGTTCTTTTCTCATCGTTATTGATTTTGTATTCAGTAGCCATATGACTTGGAAGTGATTTGATGGCTATGTTTTCATCTTGAGAAAGGTCAGAAATTTGTTCATCTAAGTTTGTTATTAATTGGAGAAGGGAACCTTTCCAACGTTCTTGGTTTTCTGGTAAACGAAGAAAGTCAGATTTTTCTGTAGATAAAAGATTTTTGACATCCTCGGACACTAAGCGATCAAAAGTAGAATCATCCATTTTTTAATCCTCAAGACCAAGCCGGACAAATGTTCTTATAAGCACACCAATTGCAAAGTGGTCCTGTTTTTGTTTGGAAAACACCTGTATTGCAACCTTTCACTACGCCATCCCATGTTTGTCTAATTATTTTTAATACCGTTTCCCTACGTTCTGGTGTAGGGGCATATCTTTTTCGTTCTTTGAACTTCACATACATTATTTCAGCATTGTTTACTTCTATATTATTTAAGCGTTCCAACATCTCTGCGTAAAGTATGATCTGAAATATTTTGTCTCCTTCATACTTTGGTTTAGATACTTTCCCGCTTTTATAGTCAGTTACTGTAATAGATCCATCGGCTTCTTCTGTCCAACGGTCAATGAACCCCAAGAGAGGAACATCTTCTATGTGGGCAGAAAACTCGTCCTCAATTCCACGAATCTTGACAGCCGTCGGATCTTCCATAGAGAAAACGTTTTCCACACACCACCAAGCACTCCATCGAAAATCGTTAATTGCTTTTTCTTTGGTGATTCCTAAAGTGGCAACTTCTTCTTTAAACTTATTTTCCCAAAGGACACGAGCAATTGAACGTGCTTCTGGAATAGTTCTATCTGCGGAAGGCAACTTGTACAGGTCTTCTAGAATTTCATGAACAAATGTTCCCAAAATCATTGGTTGCGTAGTTGGTTCAGGAATCCGATCTATTCGTGAAAACCTGTACCTCAACGGACATTGTTCATACGTTGAAATGCTAGAGGCAGACAAATGCGTAGGGAGTTCTAACGCTGCCATTATTTATTTTTCATTTTCTCCAGAAATGACATTCCAAATGACGGCAATTCATCACACGTATCCGGATCTTCTCTTTCTGTCGGAACAACTACTGGATAGCCAAATAAGAAAGAAATAGTTTCATTTTGTTTTGGCATTCTCTTTTCCTTTCTTATGCCGTAATACATACCACGAACCTTTAGGGTCGTCCCCTCTAGCCCGCTGAATGGCTCCACGGGTGTAGCAATCTGCACCCTGATCGTGGATATCGTTGTTGATGCTGTTCTTTAATGGCATCAGTATTTTTCCTCTTCTGTGTATTCGCCGTTGAAGGCTAAACGGATAACTTCTACTTGACATTTAGCAAAGTCGTCTTGGTTCATTGAACGGCTTGGCTTTGCTTCTTTAAATCCTTGTTCTTTAAACCAATCACGAAAGATGTCTTTCTTTTCATCATCCAAAGATTTGAAGTTCTCAGCAAATACTTGCCATTGTTCTGCTTCGACAGGATAAGACTGTTCAACTTCTAGGGCTAGTGCTTCTTCGTTGCGAGCCAAATGTAGAGCAATTCCAAAGCCTTGACATGCTTTTTTGAAAGCATCAGAAACGGCGGACTTGAAATCGTTACCAAGATCCATCACCCCACCTTGTTTCATCATTTTGACTTTGGCACCGCCATATGCTTCTTTTACCGCCATTTGTCCATCGACATTGGCTGTTACTCGAACATGAGCAATAACACTGTCTTTATATTCTGGTTGAACATGACACTTAAGGATTTCCATGTTCCAGTTGCCCGGTCCTAAGGCTTTATTCAGTCGTGCGATGTATTCCGCCACAGCGACGTAATCAAAACTCCTACCACCGATGCTTCGTTGGTAGATGAGAGTTTCATCAAAAGGTTCGGCTAAATCATCAGCCTGTAGTTTCTCAGCCATTTGTTTCCTCATTGCTCCTATAAATTAAGTTAGTTATTGGGTCTTGTACTTCGCAGTAATCGTCAGGATCAATTCCTATTTCTTTTAACGCTGTAACCCTCCAGTAAGAAGGGGATGCGTATTCTAAAAGTTCTTGGATTTGTTGTTGAGCGGTTTTCGTTACTTCTCCGGTGTCCATGTCAATACTGCGATCATGAATTCTTTTAGCAACCACATTGGCTAATGCCATGTGATCCCACTTTTTTCGTGGGTTTCCGGTTTTCGTTTCCATTGAAAACTGCTGGCTCTGATATGGAGTTTGATCCCATTCAGAGTCCAGAAGAAGCGATGTTGCTTCTTTCTGTAATGAAGTTACATACTTCTTGGCTTCGTTAAGCACAAATCCCAAGTGTATGAGCCGAATAGTTCTTTCGGGGTCTTCAGATGAACGCTCGTAATGAATCGCTTCATCAAGACGTTCAAGAGTTTCTTGGATTTCTTCTTGTAATCCCATATGCCTTTCTCTCTTCTGGCTAGTAATAAGATATTTCTTCCAAAATACCAGTTCTGTAATTTTAAAGCAAGGATGTGACAACCAACCAGTTAACAGTTGGCAACTTACCAATTGAAAAGATTTTTGTCCTGTATCGTTATTGGCTGGTTTTGGCACGACAAGTAAGAAAGAAGTAATGAAAACTAGACTTAAAAAAGCAGTACAGGCATTAAAACCCCGTCAGTCATATCGCTACCTAACAGATCGTCGGTCTTGGTCTGACAGTTACGAACGAGAAATCGCAAAATATTTTTGGAGCAGGTTCTAAGCGAACAAATGTTCGATAGTTTCCTCTTTTTATAATTATGTTTATAAAAACTTATATTTTTTAATGTTTCTAACTTGTTTACTCTGTGAGTTATGAGTTGAGAGTTTTTGGCCCTCCAAAAGGAGAAGCCAAAATTTACTCCGTATCGTTATCGAGCGGTCGTAACAGGCACCTAGTATTCCGAATGAAAGAATGTGTCGGTCAGCGGGCATCCACACTTTGTCCAATTTCCATTCTGGTGTTGGTGCTGACTGCTGCCGAGTTCCACCACAAAGTGTAGTTCAGTGCGCCCTACCACAGGGCGTGAAAATCCAAGCCCTTCTTACGGGCGAATGACGCTGGTAAGGCGACAGGCAGGTTCACAGAGACCGTTGCCATGGAAAACACTGTGCCGATGACGGATTTAAGTTGTAAGGGATCGACCGTATCCTGAGTCTCTCGGTTTTGTCAAGACCTAATTCAAACTATTATCGAAATTCGCCCTTTTTGTTTGTGCCCCAACCCTGCAACTTCATTGAAACACCCTGAAGTGGCATCAACTTGATCGTCGTGCCATGCTGATTCAGGGAAAGTAGCCATTTCGTCTAAGAAGTCGGATATCCATGGCCCTCGGACAAGGCGAACATTGCTGTTTGCTACAGCAGCGGCAAAAGGTCGTGCTCGTGTAGTTTTATCTCCAGTGGCTCTAACCCCTAAAAAGTCAGAACCGGGTAAGACGTAGCGAGCGTATTGGTCAATCAAATTCTTTCCACTACTTCCGGGTTCCATTTCCATTCTGATGGGAACATGTGGTCCATCCATCTGAGCAGTCTCTGCGATTAGGCGTTCTATGTCTGCGCCTTTTTTTCTTACCCTCTGTATGTCAATTATGTAAAAGACACCTTTATCAAACGCCCCTAACACTCCAACAGTAAAGTCGGGGTCTGGATTGACGTGCGAAGGTTCCGTTGCGGCAAGATCCCAAAAGCGACACCATTCTGGGTTGGTGAAATCGGGAAGGTCTGTAGGTTCTGTAATTATAAAAGATTCTCTGTCGAACAAAGAACCTGAAGTCACTGCCCACCAGTCGCCATTTTCAAGACGCTGTCTTTCTATCGGATCTATTTCCTGTAACGCCCGCCGGTAAGAGACTGGGTCAATGCCCGGATTGTCATCTAGAAAACTAGGGACAAACACTCGATCTTCTGATTCTTCCGCTTCTGTGATGAATCTTTGTCTAACCCAATTGGGTGCAGGGTTGGATGCTGCTCTCATCCGAAGAGGAACTTCTGACAGAGGACCACTGTTTGGTTTACGCAAACGCGAAAAAAGATAACGGTAATCAAATTCTCTAATTTCGGTCACCTCGTCCATACCTATGAATTGGAACTCTGATGATTTGTATCGAAGATAATCATTTTGATTGTTTAAGTATCCAAATGTAATTCGTGCTCCAGATGGAAATGTGGCTACATAGGTTGCACCGTTCCATTTGACTTCGTCGTGTTCTTTAACCCACGAAAGAAATCTGTCCATAAGAGCGCCGGGAAGAGAAAGGTCAGCGTATGTACGGCGAAAGAGAATTGCAGAGTAGTCTGGGATATCGACATATTGTAATGCTGCCATAAGAAGCGCAGAAGATTTGCCGCCACCAGCGGCTCCTCCGAAAAGTGCTTCTAAATGAGATGATCTTAGAAAGGCTTTTTGAGTTAAAGATGGTTCTTCAGGACAAAACAATGGAGGTTTTGGCTGAAGGAAGTCATAGATGTCTGTCCAATCTGCCATTGTGCGTTACACTTTCACTAGCCGTATACCTAATATTAATGGAGAGTAACTGTTATGGACTTTAAAACTGTTTTCTCCAGATCCACTATTGCTCATGTCTGTATGGTATCTGCTGTAATACTATTAGGTTTAGGTTTTGCACAATTTGACATCGGTTGGGGTCTCGTTTCGTGGGGTCTTAGTTTAGGTGTATACGGCTATTTGTTAGGTGCTGAATAAATATGGCTTGGAATATCGGGAATAAAGCATTAGGTGGTGGCACAGAGAAAAAGTCTGTTTCTATCGGTGCACCCATATCTTATAACTCTGGTATTACCGGCAAGCCCTACTCTGATGGATGGGACATAGAACGTGCATATAGAGAAGGTCTTGGAAAGGTTACTTGGGTATATAGGGCTATAGACGCTATTGCTAGTAATCAGGCACGTCTGCCTATCATGTTTCTTGAAGACAATTCTCCGTTCGGGGAAAGAGTTCCACGAGATAGAGAGAACAAAGAGTTAACAGATATTTTAAATCAACGTTCTAATGATGGTGAAAGTTCTTTTGCTTTTCGTTATCGACTTTCATCACAATTATTGATGAGCACTCGTGGAGCCTTTATAGAAATAGTTAGAGGTCGCGGAGGAGCACCTGTTGCTTTGCATTTGTTGCCTCCTCAAAGTACGGCTCCTGTTCCTGATCAAAAAAAGTTTGTTTCAGCGTTTGAGATAGAACTACCCGGAGGTAAAAAGCAGCGACTTAATCCGAAGAATGTAATTTGGATTCGTCGTCCTCATCCGCTTGATCCTTATCTGTCAATGACACCTATGGAGTCAGCAGGTGTTGCAATCGAAACAGAGCAGTTAGCAAAACTTTATAATCGAAATTTTTTGTTAAATGACGGACGACCGGGCGGTCTTCTAGTTTTACGAGGTCAGATAGATGAAGATGACAAGCAAGAACTCGCGGCAAGGTTTAGGGGGAATCTTTCTAGGACTGGTGGGATCGGTGTTATCTCATCCGATGATGGAGCAGATTTCGTTGACACAGCGGCAAGTCCAAGAGACGCGGCGTGGGACACGCTTCGACAAATTACAAAAGAAGAAATTCTTGCGGCATTCGGAGTTCCGGAATCAATAATTGGAAATGCTTCAGGGCGAACATTCGCTAATGCTGCTGAAGAAGGTCGTGTGTTCTGGGGTGAAACTATGGACCCCCACCTTGAATTGATTTCAAGAGGGCTAGACATATTGGACGATAACTATTATGTTACGTTTGATACGTCTACTGTGCCGATATTGGAAATGGGCAAACAAGAACGTGACAGGTATTACTTGAATGAAGTTCAGAATGGACTTATAACTCCAAACGAATATCGAGAGAAAACAGGTAAACCGAAAGTAGATTCGTACTTAGCGGACTCCATGTTGGCTAGTCCTAATTTGGCACCAATTGGTAACACAGAAGAGCCAATGCCTAAAGAAGAGGCAATGCCTGCCGCTCCGGGTGCTCCGGGTATGCCAATGCCTCCTATGGAAGGTGAAGTTGCTCCTGCCCCTGAAGGCGCTCCACCTATACCTCCACCGAATCCGGTTGAAGAACCAGAATTACCTGATGGTGCTTTCCCTAAAGAAGGGGAACCAGAAGATATTGAAGTTAAACGATTTGATTTAGAAGAAACATGGGAAACAAAGGCAGCACAAGATGTTGACCGTTGGGAAGCAATTTTTAGTCGTGCTCTCGAAAGATACTTTCAAAGACAAGAACGAGTAGTTACAGAAAAAGTAACTGGCGCAAAGGCAAAAAGATTGTTAAGTGGTGGCGAATTAAAGGTTGAAAATATCTTTGATATAGACATTTGGAATAAACAGTTACAAGAAGATCTTGGACCCGTTATAGAAGGTGCCATGCTTGAGGCTGCGACTACAGCCTTGAAGGAATCAGATGAGAAAATGGATACGACTGAGGAGGAAGTTCAAGAATATGTGACTTCTCAAGTCGAACGTGCTCAGTCTGTTAACGATACAACTAGGAAAGAATTGGCTGCTGCGATTCTTTTAGCGGCTCTTTTAGTCGGTGATGATGAGGTGGAAGCGTCTATTTCAGCGAAAATGGCGATGCTGGGAACAAGTGTTGCTGCTGTTTTCGGTGCTTTATTGACAAAAAGACTGGCTTTGACTTCTGAAGTTGAGAGTAATGCGGCATATAACGCTGGATTGTTCTTCGGCGGGAAACG